AGCCTTAAAAAAGCAAAATTAAAACTTCAGAATTACTATAATAAAAACTTTCAAATATGAAACGAATGACAATTAAAGAAGCGTTGGAAAAGATAAACCAACTTCAAGAACCAGACACGGTAAAATTTACTATTAAAAACACCCCTAAAAGTTTAATCAACTTTTGGATTAACTACAAAAACATAAAATAATGGAAGAAAATCAAAACTATCTACTGATCCGAATAGAAGCATTAGAAACCGAAAACAAAAGGCTAAATGATGAGTTAAAAGGCGTTAAATACAGCGCTTTGAAAATTCAACTATCAGACCCTAACTTTGACAAGCCTTTGTCCGAGTTAAATGTAAATTACGAAATCATAAAACCTTAAATTATGATAGCACCAACAATTATCGGAATAGTTATTATTTGCCTTTTATTCTGGGGGCTGAAAATAATCAGAGGCGAAGTCAAAGAATTAGAAGAAGAAAATTATAAACTTAGAAAACAAATTAGAGAAAATGGGAGCAAGTAAAGAAATGTTTTTAAGGATGCGTGAAACAGACTTCGACAATCTTAGTTCTGAAACTCGTTCTTTGTTTACTTATGTTGAGGTTCATGAAGCAAATGAATATGAAGAAAATAAAGAAGACGAAAATTATTTAAAACTTTATAAGGAACAGAAAAAAGCTAAAGACAATCTACAAAAGTATTTATATGAAAAAAGACATAAATAAAAAAACGAAATATACAAACGAAAATGAAATAAATTTGATGTATTCAACAAAAGGTTCAGAAGTGGTTAAGTTCAACCTTAAAAGGGGATATGAACTACAAAAAGGAGATGCTATTGTTTTTAATAGAGGGTATCCTGAAATTTCTAATAAAATAGTGGAGGTGGCTGAAGTTTTAGAAAGCAGACAATCTATATTAAAAGATTTTAATTATGTAACTGTAAAATTGACAAAGCCTTTTTAAAATGAAACAAAAAAAGCTAGAGTTCAAAAATTAATTCGTATATTTACGTATGAAAAAGATGCAAGGTTCTAACATCAATAAATTGAACCGATAAATAAATTACAAAATTATGGCAATTAATGCAACAAGTACAAGTCAAACTCCTAGAGAGCTAATTCCAGCAGGGAACTACATCGCTAGATGTTACAAAATGATTGAAATCGGAACAGTACCTACCGAGTATTTAGGTGTTGAAAAAATGACACACAAAGTGCGTTTTGGTTGGGAGCTTCCTTTAGAATTAAAAGTATTTAATCCGGAAAAGGGCGAACAACCTTTAGTTATCGACAAAGAATATACTCTTTCTTTGGCAGACAAAGCTAATCTAAGACGTGATTTAAAAAGCTGGAGGGGTAAAGATTTTACACCTCAAGAAGCCGAAATGTTTGATGTTACTAAACTCTTAGGAGTTCCATGTATGCTGAACATCATTCACGTTGCAGGGAAAAAAGACCCAACAAAGTTTTACGAGGCAGTTTCTAGTATTTCGCCGATGCCAAAAGGTATTGTTTGTCCGCCACAGATTAACGAAACTTTTGTTTTTGATTTTGAGAATTTTGATAAAGCAAAGTTTGATACATTACCTCAGTTTATTCGTGAAATGATTGTAACTTCAAATGAGTACAAATTATTGCACGGACTTGAACCCCAAGAAATACCTCTAAAAAGTGCAGTCGATGCTTATCAATCTAAAAAAGAAGAGCCCGAAGATGATGAATTACTATTCTAAAATTTTTAAACCGCTTTAATTAGCGGTTTTTTTATGCTCAAAAGTACGAAGTTTAAGGCGTTACTATACCCCCTTTAAATAAAAAACTAAAATATAAATAGGGGGGGGTCTGAAATACAAAACAACTTCGTACTTTCGGACTATTGATAAAAATACCAATAAAAACAATACTTAACAAAGGACGAAGTTAAAAATACAACTTCGAACTTTCGGACTGAAAATAAAATTATAAAAATAAGTTTTATATTAAATTAATTACTATATTTGTACAACTTCGACAGTTAAAAGATATTTTATTAATCCCATAACAAAAACGAGTCGAAGCGTTGGAGTTATGGGATTTCTTATTTTATAATATGGGTATAGAAAATACTAATATTTCAGTTTTCAAAGATTTATTTAAAACAAAGGAAGTGCCTTACAACGTGCCTATATCAAAGATATTCGCACGTATAAAGGCTGGAACTTCAAAAGATATAATTACAAAGATACGAACAGCTAATGATAAAAAGGAAGCCGATTTAATTAAGCAAAAATTACCTTGCATTTTATTTGGCGGGGTTTTTAAAGAACGCAACAAAGATGGTTTAATTACTCATTCTGGATTAATGGTAGTCGATTTTGACAAGTACGAATCCAACGACATAATGTATGACCACTTACATATTTTAAAGCAAAATAAACACTTTGTTTCACTTTTTATTTCGCCATCTGGAAAAGGTGTCAAAGGTGTTGTATTAATTCCAATATCTGACAAATTTACTCACGAAAAATATTTTAAGGAATTTAATAAAAAATTTCAATATGATTATTTTGATAATTCAAACTGCAATGTTGATCGGGTGTGCTATGAATCTTTTGACCCCGAAATATACATAAATTATAAAGCAACTATTTTTGAACCAAGAATTTTTGATAGTGGTTTTGATGTAAAAGATAAAGTTCCACTTTTACCAATTAATGATGAAAATCAAATAATTGAAAAGATAATGTCTTTTAATTGGACAAAAGATTTTGTTGACGGAGAAAGAAATTCTTTTATTTTTGATTTGGGTAGCGCATTTTGTGAATATGGAATATCGGAATCGTTTGCTATTGGTTACATTCAAAATAATGTAGCTTACGGAGATTTTACGGAAATGGAATGTAAAAACGCTGTAAAATCCGCTTATAAAAGGCGTTCTTTTAATTCAAAATATTTTGAGAATTACCAAATGATTGACCGCATAAAATCGGACTTGAAAAAAGGTAAAACCAAAGTAATTGAAAAATTTAAAATAAGTGAAGACACCTATAATGAAATTAAAGATGTTGCTGAAATAGATGACTTTTGGTACATTAATGACAAAGAAAAGATTTCAGTAAATCCATTAAAATATAAATATTTTTTGGAAAGAAATGGCTTTAAAAAGCATTTTCCTAACGATGCTGATAAACCGCAATTTGTTGTGATTGATTCAAATAAAGTAAGGTTAACCTCAACGTCAAAAATTAAAGATTTTGTTTTAGATTATTTAATGGAACGCAAAGAAATAAACGTTTGGAACTATTGTGCTAATTATCAAAATTTATTTTCGGAGCAGTTTTTACTAATGCTAGAAAGTATAGATTTGTTTATGCTAAATGATACTAGAGATATATCTTTTATTTCATTTGAAAACGGAATTTTAAAAGTAACAAAGGATAAAATAGAATTAATTGATTATATTGATGTTGATGGTTACATTTGGGAATCTAGTATATTGAAACGTCAATTTATTCATTATGATAATTTTGAAAATGATTATAAAAAATTCATAAATAATATATCCGGAAAAGACCCTTTTGCAATTGAATGCACAATCGGTTATTTGCTATCGACTTATAAAAATCGTTCAAATAACAAAGCCGTTATTTTAAATGATGAATTAATTTCGAGCAACCCAGAAGGGGGGACAGGGAAAGGCTTATTGGTTCAAGGCATTAGCCAAATTAGAAATACTTGCATTATAGACGGCAAACAATTTGACGGTAAAAAATCATTTGCATACCAAACCGTATCGTTAGATACTAAAATTATTGTTTTTGACGATATTAAAAAGGATTTTTCTTTGGAGGATAAATTTAGTTTAATAACAGAGGGGATTACTTTGGAGCGTAAAAATAAAGATGCTGTGAAATTAAACGTTCACGAATCTCCAAAAATTGTAATATCGACAAACTACGCCGTAAAAGGCGAAGGAAACTCCCACGATAGAAGAAGACACGAAATTGAAATATCACAATACTATGGGGCAGATTTAACACCTGATGAAGATTTTGGCAGACAATTATTTGACGAATGGGAAAATATAGATTTTGAAAAGTTTGACAATTATATGGTTTTTTGTTTACAATCATTTTTAAAAAATGGGTTAATAAAACAAACAGCTAAAAATTTAAAACTAAGAAAATTGATTGCAGAAACCAACATGGATTTTTACGATTGGATTTCGGATATTCAAAACTTCCCTATCAATTATCGAAATGACAAAGAACAATTTTTTACATTATTTATTAAAGACAATCCAGATTTTGGTAAGTGGTTAAAAAGAAATACATTTAATGGTTGGATTCAAAAGTATGCAAATTATAAAGATTATCGTTTTGAACAAAATAGCTCAAATGGTCAAAAATGGTACGGAATTTTTGAAAAAAATGTAGAAAACATTATTGATGAAAACGAAATAGATTTTTAATTTATGTACAATTTAAGAGAACCTCAACAGATAGTTTTTGACAAGATTAGACAAAATTTGTCAAAAGGAAATAAACGTATTTTATGTTCGTTAGCCACAGGGTTTGGTAAAACTATTTTGGCTAACGAAATTATTAAAAACGCAATATCAAAAAAAAATTCAGTAGTATTTACAAGTCACAGAATTACGCTGGCGGAACAAACAAGGGACAAATTTAAAGGAATAGAAACCGATTTTTTGCAAGGCTCAAATAAAGATTTTAAACACGATTACAAATGTTTGATCACAACTCTTCAAACTTTAATTAAAACAGAAATTCAAACCCCTAAAATAATAATCATTGATGAGGTACATTTTGGCTATAATTCAAAGTTAATTCAAAATTTATTTACTCGTTTTCCTGATTCAATAGTAATCGGTTTGAGTGCCACGCCAGTCGATGACAATGATTGCATTTTAGATGGCTTTGATTGCATTATTGATGACTATCAAACAATTGATTTAATTGGTTTAGGTTGGCTCGTTCCTATGAAATGCTTTGCACCTTTCAACTTTCAAATATCGGAAGAAGAAAATGTAACTGATGATATTAACAGGTCAATTGTAAAGCAATATTTAGAGTTTGGCGAAAATCGTAAATTCATTTGTTTTGCAAGTTCTAAAATTCATTGCGAACAATTATTTGAAATGTTTTTAATATATGATATTTCGGCGCAAATAATAACGGCAGATACAAAAAAATTCGATAGAGATAAATATCTTACGGATTTTAAAAACGGCAATTTAAAAGGACTTATTTCAATCGAAATATTAACCGCTGGTTTTGACGAACCATCGTTGAGTTGTGTTATTTTGGCAACCAAAATGAGTGCTTGGAAAAAATATATACAATGTTGCGGGCGTGGACTTCGACTATTTGGCAATAGTTTACAGGAATCAATGGCTAATGGTAAATCTGACTGTATTATCTTGGATTTTTGCGGAAATATTGAAACGCATAATTTGCCTGATATTCGCAAAGATTTTAAAACAAAAATGAAATTTAGCAAAGCAATAGACAAACATTTAGGAATTGATGTTTACGAAAAAAAAGCTAATTTAAAATACGAAAATATCACAATTGAAAAATCTATATTTTTAAAAAAAATATCCAATATTTTAGATTTATACGATGGTAAAGTGTACGCTAAAGAATCCGAGCTACAAGAAGATGTGAATAGTTTTCTAAAAAAAACAGGTTACTTTTGGTGGAGACAAAACAGCGGAATAGCATTTATTGAGGGTCGATGGGTTCATTTTGCTTCAAAGAACGGATTGCCAGATTGCACCGTATTTTACAAAAATAGTTCAATGTTTTTTGGGTTGGAATTGAAATTACCAAAGGGTACTTTCACAAAACATCAAAAAGAAACTCTCCCCGAAATGGAACAAAAAAAAGTTTTATATTTCATTTGTCAGTCGGTTTTTGATGTCTTCAAAACTATTTGCCACATTGAAAAAAACTTTATCGAAAGAGAAAATTTTTCCTGTATTAAAAAAGAAATTTATAATTATCCAGAATGGCAACAGAAATTAAGATTACCAAAGATTTAAGTATAAAGCTAAACTTTGAAACTCAAATATCAAAACTAGGCAGACCTTTCAGACAATCAGGTCTTAGAAAAAACAGTCAACTACCATCAAAATGGATTGATAAAGTTGAAAAATGGCATTGGGTGTATTCTTTTATCTACCTAGACGAAAGAGGCGGATTTTTTGAAGTTGAAATTGATTATAGTGATAAATTCTTAAACCTAAATAAACTATGAAATCAGTAAAACAAATAGCCAAAGAATGTAATATATCACAAGATGTAGTTCATAGATTTATAAAAAAACTTGGAATAGTAAAACAAAATAATGAATCTAAAAAAGTTTTAACACGATACCAAGAGGATTATTTACACGATATTTTATACATTAGCGGTTTTATTACAGAAATAACATTGGAATCAAAAATAAATTCGTAATTTTGAATATTATGGCACGACCTCACGGAACAAAATATATAGAAACACCTAAAAAAATGTGGGATTTGTTTACTGAATATAAAAATTCAATAAAAGAAAATCCTGTATTAGTCGAAGACTATGTAGGTAAAGATGCAGAAAGAGTATTTAGACAAAAAGAACAACCCCTGATTTTTGAGGGATTTGAATGTTTTGTTATGGATAAAGAGATTATAAACTATCCTGATTTGTCTGAATATTTTGAAGGAAAAAATGAAAGCTATAGAGATTATTTCCCCATCTGTTCACGTATTAAGAGAGAAATTAGGCACGATCAAATAAAATTAGGATTCTTGAACCTTATAAATCCAAGCATCACGCAGCGTTTAAATGGACTTACTGAAAAAACTGACGTTACAACAGATGGTAAACCTATAAAAAGCGAAAATATTACAATTAGAATTTCTAACCCATTAGAAGACATTGATTAATGGAGTTGCAATGCACAGTTGTTTTTGAGAAAAATTGGAACGCTATTCATGAATTAAATTCAGACGGAAGCCGAAGATATAGATACATAATTAACAAAGGTAGCTCTAGAAGTTCTAAAACAATATCTCTTATAGATTGTTATGATTTATATGCTAGAGCATATAATAACAAACGATTAACTGTATGGAGAGATACTAAAACTGATTGTAAAAAAACGGTTTTAAACGACACTTTAAAGCGATTAAAAACAACAAATCGATATAAAATAAATCAAGAATTTAATAAAACAGAATCAATATTTACCTACGATACAGATTCTACTTTTGAAGTTCACGGAACAGATGATGAAGAAACCGTTCACGGATTAACACAAGATGCCTCTTGGCTAAATGAACCTTATAAAATATCTAAAGACACATTTGACCAAATAGACCAAAGAACAAGCGATTTTGTTTTTATTGACTTAAATCCAAAAAGAGATCATTGGAGTGAAGATTTAGAAAAAGACCCTAGAACATTAGTAATCCATTCTACTTTTAAAGACAATCCTTTTTGTCCAACTGAACAAAGAATAAAAATATTAGGTTATCAGCCTATAAAAAGAAGTTTTGCAGTTGAAAGTAAAATGATAAATGAACAAGAAGTTTACAGTTATAATTTCGCTACTAATTTATTAAACATTCCAGAAAATAGATTAAAAGAGCTTTACAGATGTTTATTAAATGAAGAAAAAAAATCAGCATCAATAACAAAATGGGATATTTATGGGCTTGGAATAAAAGCCGAAAGACCAAATAGGATTTTCAATTGGAAAACTATCTCTTATTCCGAATATTTAAAAATTCAAACTAAAACATATATTGGTGTCGATTGGGGAAAGGTAGATTCTTTTGGAATATTAGAAGCTAAATATTATGATGGAAAATTATTTCTTCATGAATTAAATTATGATTCCGAAAACAAATGGCAGGACAAACTAAGTGTTTTAGAGCGTCAAAATATTCAAGGGGTAAACGAAGGATTTGTAACGTGGCTTTTTAGAAAATTAAACATATCGCAAAATGACGATATTATTTGCGATTATAACAGACCTTTAAAAATCAGAGCTCTACGTAATGCAGGATGGGAAAGAGCAATTGAAGCTTTAAAACCAAAGGGGAGTATTTTAGATGGAATTGATTTGTTGGATAATTTAGAAGTTTTTTATACCGACTGTTCAGAAAATATAGCTTATGAACAAGAAAATTACTCTAGAATAGTTGATAAATATGGAGTTGTTCAGGAAGAAGCTGAAGATAAAGATAATCACTTAATGGACCCAGCTCGATATATTGTTTTATGGTTGGAAAAATTAGGAATAATAAAAAAAGTATAGTTTAATGTTTTTTTTATATATTTGTTAAAATTTTTAGTAAATGAGTTGGATTAGAAATATGCTTGGGCTTGGATTTTTAGACGAAATAACAACGTTTATGAATCATCAATTAAACGGCACTGCCGAATATAACGACTACTCAAGCGACTATAAAAAACTTCAAGCCGTTTTTACAAATCCAGCATTACTAAAAGTAATTGCTTTGCAATGTGATTTATTTTCTTTGGGGGAAGTTTATGTTTATAAAAATGGTAAAGTAGTAGAAAATGACTCGTTCCTTGAAATGATAAAAAAGCCTAATCCTTTTCAAAATCAATCGCAGTTTCTTTGGGATGTGATGTTTTGGAACATGATAGGAAACACTTACAACTATTGTGAATCTAAAATAGTTTCCGAAGACAATAATCTTTATATCCTTGAAAATAACAAAGTAGAGTTTTCAACCGAAATGCTTACTTATAAAGATAAAATAATCTTATCAAAATCAGCTAAAAATAAAATTGATAATTTTTTTATTGAATATAATTATGCCGATGGTTCAACAGATAAGTTAAAATGGGGTAATATCATTCACACGCCTGATTTGACAAATGGCACAGGGAACTGGTTTAGAGGTGCAAGTAGAATTGATTCACTATTTAAAATCATTTCAAATAGTGAAGCTTCAATGGATGCTTTGAATATAAACATTCGTTACTCAGGAAAGTTTATGGTAGCGGGTCAAGCAGACCCAGAAAACACAAGTCAAATGCC